TTCGTTTTCGTATCTGTCGTACTCAAGACCAAAAAGTGCATTTAGTCCTGGTTCGAGTTCTTTTACTAATTGAGCTCTATTAATTGCCATTGTATATCACCTTTTAGCTATTGCCGAATACAGAAGCTGGGAATGTTACATACACTCTAGCGTATTGACCAATAGAATTGTTTGGCTTATCTGGGAAGCCTACTACTGTCGCAATACCACTAGAAGTTGTAGTTGTCACACCTTCTTTTGATCGACCTGTTGAAGTATTACCTGCTGTAGTACTAATAGTATTTGTTGTGCCGATAGATGCTTGAGTAGGAGTACCAGTAGACTGAGCCTCGTAAACAATATCTGGATCGACATAAACAAATGCTTTAGCATTCGCAGAACCTAAAGTAGCAGTGTCGGCAGTCCACATGTTCGAAAACACTACTGAACCGTCGGTTGCTTGGTATTCTACACCGTAAAATACGCCGAGTGGGGTACCTGTTGCAGTACCTTGGATAACCAGACCACTAGAAAGATTAACAACATCTCCTGAAAAGATAGATGCGTTAGTTCCGCTTGCTATTGCAAACTCTGAAGGTCGGATTACGCCACCTGACATATGATAAGCTGGTGTGAATCCATCTGGGGCGTTTATATTTGCCATTTTAATTCACCTTATAAAAATAAATTTTATTAAAGTCCTTAATATAAATTAAGAACCACCTTTACCAAATGTAACCTTTGATGATCTATTAGGGGTACTAATAGGCATTACTTGGTTACTTTCTCTCATAAGATCATTATCAACTGCTTGAATCTGTTGGTCAGCAACGTTTTGATAGTATGCTCTCCTTTCATCAACAGTCTCCTTGGGTATCTTAGCGAGAATTAAGCCACCAACTCCTATGACACCAGCATGTTTACCTTCATCAATACTAGGAGCTTCAAAATCGGGATGATCTTCAGCTCTTACGGGTTCCCAACCTTCACGAATACGTTTTGACATATTCGCTGGGTCGTTTTGCCCTATCATTGACTCTCGTATCCATCTGTATACATATCCCTGTGGTGGGGGAGGTGCGTCTAATAAAGACGGGGGTTGCCAAGGTTTACGACGAGAAACTTTGTCTCGACTTTCAGCAGATCGTGGAGTTCGATCTGTTTGAGTAGTATTTTTTTCATCTACCATTTTTTACTCCTTAATATGCTTAGCATATTCTTCTAGTGGCACACCTAATCTTTTTGCTATTGCTACTTGACTCGGTGTGAGTTTTATAGTTCTACGTGATCGAGCTCTAGTAGTTCCAACACCTTTGCTAGAACCAGCTACCGTCTCTTTCACTTCTTTTTGAGTATTCCCTAATTTATGAGGGAATGCCTCAGCAAGTCTTTTATCTACTTCTTTATAATATTCATCAGAAGTAGGATCATAACCTTCGCCTTCTGTGAGCTGTCTATGGAACGCAAAAGCTGCAGTTGTCATAGCTAGGTCATCCCCAAACCACTCATTTTTATCTGCCCAAGCTTTCGCTTTTGGATCAGGCTGTGGAGCCTGTTGTTGTTGCTGGGCAGGTTGAGTCCATTTAGGAGCTACCTGTTGCTCATCAGGAGTAACTTCTACTTGAGTTTTTGCTTGAGGTTTTACCCTTTTTAAGCTTTCTTCCTCAACTGCTAACTTGGCTAATTCTTTTTGAGCTTCTAATAAAGCGTCTGTATCACCTGATTCATACGCTTTTTTATACCTCTCCTGAACCGAGTTAAGTTCACTTGTTACTCGTGTACTATATTCATCATATAGGTTTTGATCTGTTTTTGAAAGTTTATTTTTAGTTTTATTTAATTCTTCCTGAACAGACTGAGCGTATTCTATGGCTGCTTGTTCTCTTCTTTCAGATTCTCTAACCTTATAAGTTAGCTTATTGATACGTTTTTTAACGCCTTCGCTATAGTCTTCTATTTCTTCTTGTTGTTCTGAGTTGACTACTTCTTCTTTTTCTTCTGATTCGGTTTCTTCAGTTTCACTTTCTGGAAGTTCTACCTCTGTTCCTTCATCTTCTTGTTCTAATACCTGCATAGCTTCTTCTGCCATGTTATTCTCCTTGTGTGCGTAATAAAATTAAGCTGATTGTATATCTTCTGGGTCAGAGACAACAGCTAAAATTTCATCATCGTTTAATAAACGCAGTTCGCCACCCTCAATTTTGAGTCTAGCTCCTGCATACCTTCCAAATATCACCCAGTCTCTTTCTTGACACCATGCTCCTTCAGGGAATTTATTCCCATCACGATATGCGTCTGGACCAAGTGCTACTACAAACCCAACATTAGTTCCGATACGTTCTTTTTCTAATACTGAATCATGTAAGTAAATACCACCTTTTGTCTTTTGTTTTGGACTAAAGGGTAATATTAATATTCTGTATCCCGTTGGTTTAGGGAGTTTTGATTTTAAGTCTTCATCTTCGTGGACACTTTCGGGGGTGACACTAGGTTGTACCTCTTTTGTATCTACGAATCTTTCTACTTTATCTGGGATTGGTTCTCCGCCTGAACCGAAGGCTTCTATTGTTTTTGACATTATTCGTCATTATCCTTGTGCAAGTCTTTTATTAGTGAGAGAGTAAACGACAGACTTGATATTTCGCCTACTATCTTGTGATAACTTTCAAAGTTTTGTATTCCACCACCTGCAAGAGTTTCTTTAAGTTGCTCTTGTCGTTCTAAAATTTGTTTACGCAATTTATCTAACATTATTTTCTTCTAGATTTAGCACCACTACACTTCCATCTTTTTCTTGATAGATTGTTAGGGGTGTTTGGGTTATTCCTTTTCTTTTTAGATAACCTCTTTTTAATTCCTAAACTTCTAGCACAATAAGAGTCACCTTTAGATGTTCCTGGTTTTACTCTAGGACCTCCACCTTTAGCCTTACCTGCTTGTCCGTAACTAACTCTTTTACCTGATTTAGTTACCTTAACTTTGGCTTTTCCTCTTCTTGGCTTAGCTCTAGCCACCTTGTTGTTGTCTCCTACGGTTTGCGTTGCCAGATAAAACTTCTCCTCCATGCTTCATCATTTTAAAATCAACACCTGATAGTTTACCATCTTTGTTTTTGTCTAGTTTTTTCTGACCACCGTGTAGTTCACCACCGTGTGTTTTAGCAGTTCTTGCTGCTGCTTTAAAATCTGATGATGAAGGTGAACCTTTAGTTCCAGGTTTACGCATTTTTCTGCCTTCCTTGCGTTTTTTGTTTATATAGTAGTACAAACCTTTTTTAGCGGTTCTGCCGTCTTTTGTTTTGTGTGTATCTTTACTCATGATTTATTATACCCCTTGCCTTTAGTTGCTGCTCCACAACCTCTAGCCATACCTCTTTTTTTACCAGCTTTACCGCCTCTTTTCATTTTAGCTACTGGTTCTCCACCGCGATTCATTTTTTTCATACCTCTATTAGTTCCTGGCATTATGGTCTCCTTAAATGTTTTTTGGTGTTAGTCATTGACCCACCGTTAGTTTTCTTTACCATATCTGAATCTTTCATGATTGATCCATCTGGCATTTTATGGTAACCTTTAGGTACTTCACCACCGTTTCTCATACGTCTACGGTTAGCGTTACCGCCCATCATCTCTTCAAAATTAGCTTTATTTAACATTATACACCTTTAGTCCTTGTGTCTGAATCTCTTACGTCTTTTAGTATATCACGATAATCTTTACGCATACCTTCTTTTTCTTTTATTAAAGCTTGTTCTCTTTGTTGGGCTATTTTCATTTCCGCTATAGCTTCGGTTGATTGTTGTTTTAATAAGTCAACTTCAGCTTTTAATTGATCGCTTTGTGCTTTTTGTTGTATTTCAGCTTGTTTTAATTGTACTAACGGCTCTACTTGAGCGTTTTGTTGTGCTTGTATTAATGCCTGTTCTTGTCCCGTTACTTGTTGAGTAGCTTGTGCTGCTGCGGTTGCTATCTGGTTCATTACTTCTGGTGGCATTTCACCTTCGCCCATTTGTGGTAAAGGTTGACCTATAGCTTGTTCAATCTGTTGTCTATACTTCATAGCTTGATGCTCTTGTATATTAGCTTGAATAGTTACCGTAGCACTTTGATTCTGTTGTACCATTGGGTTTTGTAAAAAAGCAGTATGACTAGCTATATATGCATCATGGTTCTGGAACACATAAGCTTGTATTGGCTGACCTGTTAGTGCTGCTTGTTGTTCTGTTATTGGGTCACGGGCTGGTACTTCCGCTTGAGGCGGTAATAAAGCGTCTATGTTTTTAACTTCTAGGGCTTCGTACATACGTCTGTATGCTTCACGTAAATCATGTATTTCGGGTGCTGCTCTAGCCATTTCTAGTTCTTGTTGGGCTAACATCACCCTTTGTGCCATACTAAATATGTTTGGGTCACTTACGGGTACTATATCTACTCTATCGTCAAAATCAGTAGCTTTTATTTCTCTGCTGGCTCCTGGTACTTCATATGGGTAAACAGGAGGTAAACTTTTACTAAATATGTTAGCTAGTAGCCTAAATTCTTTTTTCTGGGCATAATGCATACGTTTATGTATAGCACTCATCACTTTACTGCCTCTTTCTAACATAGCTACTGTAGTGCCTACTGGTAGCTGTTGAGAGCCGATATCTCCTACATTCATGTCAGCAATTGAAGCAAAACGTCTTCCAGAGTCAATAATTACACCTAATAACTGACTTAATACGCTACTCGGCTCTTTATAAGGCAGAGGCATCAATGCATCACGAATTACTCCGCCTGGAACGTCAACATCTCTAAATTCTCCTGGTCTAAGTGGCTCATCTTCGCCCTGGACTCTCATTCCACGTGCTTTAAAGCCTGCGGGGAGGTTACTTAGCGTACCTGCGTCTACTAATTGACGTAAAATAGAGGTTGCGGACTTAGTTAGTCCTCCAATCATGTGAATTAGACCAAATCCGTAAAAACCTAGTCCTGGAAGGAACTTATAGTGTACAAAATACTCTTTTTTACTGAATAATTCGTCTTCTGGTTCCCAATTACGTCTTATTGATAGTATTTCACCTTGTTCTTCTAGTATAGTTACTACATAAGGCACCGCGAAACCGTAATCATCAGCTTCTGAGAGCTCTAAATTGACATGCATCTCTAAAACACTGTATTCGTCGTAGTCTGTCATTGATGGAGATATGCCTTGTAGCTCATCCATCTTCTCTTTTGCTTCATTGTAGTCAATATCTGGGTTAGCTTCCCCTATATTTATGTTACGGTAACTGCCGTTTAGCTGTAATTTCTTTAAATCGTTGCCCGTCATGGTCATAGTGTGGGTAAAACGTGGGCTAGTTTCTAAATCTACAGTTTCATAAGCTACTACTAGGTTCTCAGCTTTTACTAAACGGCTAGTAGCTCTACCCAATAGGTTGTCATAGTAGACTTTTTTAAATGCACTACCCGCTAAAGGCAGATAAAACAGCAAACTATCCATTTCAGGGTCATACTCTTTCATGACTTCTGTTATTTGATAGTTCATAAATTCTTTAACACGCTGGTTTTGACCAGCTACTTCTGGAGTTTCTGGACCCATGACTCTAGTTTTTACTGGACCACCAGGAGGTAATAGTTCTTTATAGGACTGAGCCTGAAATTGAGTTACGGCTTCACTTAGTAATGGGTGATGCACACCTGTGGCTCCTGGAAAAGGTTCTTCTCTCTCTTCAGTTTTTATGCCTAGTAGGTCTAAACCTTTACTAAAGGTATCAAGCCAATCTTGTCGAGATTCTTTATCTGAATCATAAGCTTCTAAAAGTTCACTAGCTAATGTGGATAAGTCTGAGGAGTCTAGTGTCTCAGCAAGATTAGCCTGATGATCGGTGACGGATACTTCTTCTGACTCAAACATAGGTATGACGTTGCCGTCGGGACCTATTTCAAAAGCTGAAGTCATATCGCCTTGTATGTTCATTTCTTCGGGAAGCTGGACTTCCATCCCCATGTTTTCTTGGGGTGCTTGACCTTGTAGCATGTCCATAATTTCTATGTCTATTGCGCCGTCTTGGTCAATGTTTATTGGTTCTTTTTCTATAGCCATGGTTAATAATAACTTACTTTACGTTTGTAGTATAGTTCTTCTTCCTCCCAGTCGCTAGGTAGCCTAACGAATCCACCTTGTCTAAACCTAAGCATAGCTTGAGTGGTTGAATCTACTAAGTCGTCGTGATCCCCAGCAGGGAAAACAGCACACTCTTCAATAACTTCATTAGCCCATTTAGTATCTGGTGCCCATACCATGCCCGACTCAAAAAGTGGGGTACTGGCGTTTACTCTAGCAATCTTATCATTTCCTTTACTAGGAGTAAAGTTCTGTACGGGTATACCTATATTCCTAAGTTCTTGAGTAAGCGGTATACCACTAGCTTTATTTTCTATAATTACTACGTCGGGTGACCAATCGTGATATTGTTCTAGGGCTACGCCTTTTAGTTCAGGGAAAGAATATTTACCTTTGATACAATCTAGTAAAATTATATGGGCTACTGTGCCGTCATATAGTTCATCACCTATTGTGCCTTCTGGGTAAAATACTCCCCATGTAGTAATAGCTGAATAGTCCGCTGAAGAACTTTTTAAAAAAGCGGTATCGTAACTTTGAATAAGGTAATCGCACACGGGTGGTTTTTCTTTATCCCATTCCATCCACCATTCACGCCTTATTAGTGCACCTTCTTCACTGGTCGGATTCTGCATGTACTGAGCGTGCCATTTAGGACCGCCACGTAAACTAGCTTTTACGCCTTCTAGTTCTTCTATTTTCCAGTACTCTGGCCACAAAGGTTTACCGCTAGGTAAAATAGCGGGGAGTTCTATAACTTCCCACTGGTCAGCTTTAGGGTCACGGGCAGCATCTTTTAATAATTTACCCGTAAGGTCGTTGATGTTCCAACGAGTCATAACTATAACTATGGCTCCTCCTGGCTGTAACCTTTGACGCGGACCACTAGTATACCAATCATAAGTATCTTCCATGGACTTAGGGTTCATGGCGTCTTGTTCTGAATGCGGGTCGTCAATTATAAATAAGTCCGCACCCCTACCCGCTAATGCACCACCAACACCCGCAGCATAATACTCGCCTTTTAGTTTAGGGTTGGCTTTATCTTGGGTTTCCCATTTACCTGCTGCTTTTGAGTCTGGGTTAATTAATACATCAGGAAAAACTTTTTGATAATCTTCCGTTAACATTAAGTCCCTAATCTTACGCCCGAACTTAACGGCTAGGTCTGCGGTGTGGGTCGCCTGAAGTATTTTCAGTGAGGGGTTACGACCCACAAGATACGCAGGAAAGTAATGACTCGCGAACTCACTTTTAGTGTGACGCGGAGGCATATTAATTATTAAACGTTTTATTTTACCTGTGGCTATACGGTCAAAAGCGTCAGCCATCTTTTTATGGTGAGCCCCGCCTATAAAACTTGGCCATTGGTTTTTAACAAAGTTCATAAAGCCACTTTGACAGCGTTCAACTTCTTCTATTTGTTCTAACCTTTCGGCTAGTTCTAGATGTTCTTTTAGTACCGACTCGGGTAGTTCGTTTAAATTAGAGTCCATAGTTTAACGGCATTAAACTAGCCACTCCACCATGTTTCATTCTAAACGTTTGAAAAGATGATTTTAATTCTGGGCTAAGTATTATTTTTAAATATTCTTGACCGTACTGGTCGGTGTATTCAGTAGGGTTAAGTTTTACTCCGTAATCTTGTTCAGTTTGTTTTATAGCTTTTTTATAAAAATCATTATAACTTTTAGCTCGGTTTA